CGCCGACCCCGACGTGCAAAGGCTGATCCCGAAACTCAAACCGCAAGCCAACGGCCGCTCCAACATGGACGAAATGAGCTTCGGGTTCCGGGTCAAAGACCAGCTGTGGGATCAGTCGTACACCCAGCGGACCATCACCGAGGTGTCGCTGCACCACGGCGATGTCAGCGTGGTGAACTACGGCGCCAACTCGGCGACCCAGGTGGCGATCGGGGACGCGCTGGAGGCCGCCGCCGCCCTGTCGGAGGGGCAGCTGGTGGAGTTGCGCCGCCTGGACGCGAGTCTGGCTGATGCTTTGGACGCGGTCGCCCACACTTACCGCGCCGACAAACCCAAAAAGTACGCCGAGGTGGAGAATTTCGGCGATCCCGGCTACCTCGACGCGCAGGGCAATCCCGCCAAAGGCGGCAACGGTGTGAAACGCTACCCGCTCAACACTGCTGCGCGGGTACGGAACGCGGCGGCCCGGCTCGCTCAGAACAAGGGCCGCTACACCGCGGAGCAGTACCAGGCGATCCTGGGCCGGATCAAGTCGGCGGGTAAGCGGCTCGGGGTCGACATCAGCGATGACGACAAGAAGTCGGAGCCGCCGATCCCCTACAGCGCGCCCGCGCCCGCCGTCGTCCGCGGCGACTATCTGCCGCTGGGGCCCGCCGACCCCACCGAAGTCCCCTACACCAAAAACGACGACGAAGACGACGAGGAGGATGTCGAGGGGTGTGACGAGGAAGCGTTCGGCTGCCCCACCAACGACACCATCAGCGTGGGCGCGATCAGCGCGGCGCTGCGCATGGTGCGTGAAGCCGCCGACCCCGCCGGGCTGCGCAGCATCACCGCCCGCCTCGCCGAACTCGACAAGATCCGCGTGTCGCTGCCCCCAACCCTGGCCCCCTAACTGCTACCATCAGCACCCAGTCGCGAATCTGGCACAGAACGGCGGCGGCCCGGCACGGGCACGGCCGGCACGGTCAACCCCTCACCCTGTCACGCCTAAAGAAAGAGCCGCCGTCATGCCCAGCACTGATGCCGTCGAAAACAACTCGATGGAAGAATTCCTCAAACGACTCATCGACCAGCGCGCCCAACTGGTGGAAAAACGCGACAACCTGGAACGCAAAGCCACCGCCATCCTGATGGTCGCCAAAGACCAGCACGGCGACACCCTGTCCGCCGAAGAAGACGCCGAAGTACGCGCGCATGTCGACGAGATGCGGGGCCTCGGGGAAAACATCGAAGCCCTCGACAAACGCATTCAAGAGGTCGGCGAAGAAGTCCGCCGCTCGGGGACCATCGCCAACAACCTCGCCAAAGTCCGGCACACCCAGCAAGCGGCCATCCACGTCAAAGAATCCGCGGTCTACACCAAAGAAAACCGGCACCAGCGCTCGTATGTGAAAGACCTGATCCGGTTGACGATGAACCTCGACCCCGACGGGGAGTCGCGGCGCCGGCTGTTCGACCACGCCCAAGATGTCGCCAACAACCCCGAATACCAGGAGTACCGCGCCGACATTTCCCGGGTCGACGGCTCGGGCGGCTACGCGGTGCCGCCGGCGTGGCTGATGGATCAGTACGTGACCTACGCCCGCCCGGGGCGGGCGTTCGCGAACGTCACCCAACGCCAAACCCTGCCCGGCGGTACGGATTCTATCAATGTGCCGAAGATGTTGACCGGCACCACCGTCGGCGTGCAGACCGCCGACAACACCGCCGTGTCGGAAACCGCCCTGACAGATACATTTATCAATGCGCCGGTGCGAACAATTTCGGGGCAGCAGGGGGTGGCGATCCAGCTGATCGACCAGTCACCGATCGCGTTCGACGACGTGGTGTTCCGTGACCTGGTCGCCGCGCACGCCGCCGTCCTGGACACCCAGGTCATCGGCGGCAGCGGATCCAGCGGCCAAGTACTGGGGGTCGGGAACACGCCGGGTATCACATCGGTCGCCGCGTCGGCAGTCACCATCGCCGGCGTGTACAGCGCCCTGGCGAACGCGGTGCAAACCGTGCACACCACCCGCTTCCTGCCGCCCGAAGTGATCGTCATGCACCCCCGGCGGTGGGGCTGGTTCCTGTCCCTGCTCGACGGGCAGCAACGCCCGCTGGTGCTGCCGAACGGCAACATGCCGTTCAACGCCGCCGGCATTTTGACGGATGTGGATTCCCAGCAGGTCGTCGGAAACATCCACGGACTGCCCGTCGTGACAGACCCGAACATAGCAACCAACTCCGGGGCTGGAACTGAGGACATCGTGTACGTGATGCGCTCGTCTGACCTCATATTATGGGAGTCTGGAATAAGAGCGAGGGTGCTCCCCGAGACGAGGGCAGTAAACTTGACCGTGTTGCTGCAGGTGTACAACTATCTGGCTTTCACGGCCGCCCGCTACCCGCAGTCGGTCGTGCAAATCACCGGTTTGACCGCACCAACGTTTTAGTTAGAAACACGCCGCTAGCCCACCGGTCTCCTACCAGACCGGTGGGTTAGCCTGCTTTTGGGCATTGCCCAACGGCTGGGCAATGCCTTGACTGGTAGGAGTCGACGTGGCCGATGATGGTTTGTTCTCCTATGCGGATCTTGATCCAGCGAAGAGGATTAAGGTCTGGGGCCCGGAAGGTCTGCTGCCGTTAGGGTTGAGTGATCCGCGTTGCAAAATTGAGGGCATCTACAACTGCGGCGTGCGTGACTGTCGAATGAATAAGCGATTTGGCTGCGGATTAGGAAGCATGTTCCGTGCTAAGTCGCCAAGCCAAGGCGGAAGATCCGACAAAAATTGGTTTTGCAAAGAGTGCGAGGTGAAATATAAGTCTGAGCTGCGACAACGCGATCCCGAGAAGACCAAAAAACAGGACCGCGAACATTATGCGAAAAATGCCGATAAGTCCCGGGCACGAGAAAAACGTAAGCGGAAGGAAGATCCTGACGGTCATTTCAACAAGGTTCTTTGGTCGCGGTATCGCCGTCGTTTGCCTTGGTATAAGGAGACTCTAGCTGAGCAGGGTGGTGGCTGCGCCATCTGCGGGAAGCCGCCGAACGGTAAAAAATTGTGTGTTGACCACGATCATAGGTGCTGTCCTGGTGTTCGTTCATGTGGCAACTGCGTTCGTGGTCTGTTGTGTTCTGACTGCAATCTCGGAAACTTCCATGACGATCCGGCGGTGATGCGAGCTGCGGCGGAGTATCACGAATACTGGCAGGAGGAGCTAGCGCGTCGTCGTGCTTCGTGACATGCCCTGGCGTTAGGCTTTGCTCATGGCTACTACCACCAAAGATTCGCCCGAACAAACCTCCGGTATCAAGGTGCCGCCCGGCGCCCTGACCACCCCCTGCACCGTGCTCGCGCTGCATAACTGGCTGCAGTCGGTGCATGCGACGGCCCCGGGTTGGGGTTCGTCTGGTCAGATCACGACGACGACCACCAGCATCGCCGTGGCCTGATCATGGTCGCGGTGACGCTCGGCCGGTTCGGGCGCACCCCGCCGCCGCCGCCGGGGAAAATGTATGTCCGCGACCCGGACGCCGCGTGGGCGGCATCGATCATCGACGGGGTGGATCGGCACAAGCATGCGGGGGTGCCGGTGCCCGATCATTTGGTGGAACTGGCGAAGTCGCTGCCCGCCGAGCCGGGTGACGTCGTGGTCCTGGTGGACGACGATTTCGGAATCCCGCTTGAGCCGTTTGCGTCGGCCGAACCCATGACCGGGGCGCCGCCCGACAACGAACCCGATGAGCAGCCGTCGCTGTGGGATGAGGAGGAAGCCGCGACGGCGGATCTGGAGGGCTGGACGGTCGCTGAGCTCAAAGACGCGTTGGAGCAGGTCGGTGTCGAATACCCGGCGAGTGCCCGCAAACATGAACTGATCGCGCTACTCGAAGAGGCGGAACAGTGACTGCGCCCAGTCCGGTGTCAGCACCCCCACGGGATAACTACCCGCCACTGTGCGACCCTAATGACCCGGACTGGGCGTCTTTCCAGGCGCAGGATCCCAACTATTTCCTGGCGGTGGCCGGGGCGCGGATCCGCAAATACTGCGGCTGGCGCATCTACCCGAATGACACCAACACGATCGACAAACTGCGGGTCCGCAGCAATGGGCGGATCATGCTGCCTTCGCTGTATGTGACAGGGGTGTCCTCGGTGTCCATCCAGACCGGCGTGGACACCGATGTCGTGTTGGATCCCGACATGTATGAATGGTTC